TCGAAAATTCGACCTTGTAGCTGTCCGGCAGGTCAATGCCTGAGATCTGCAGGACCTGCTCCGTGTCCCACTGGGCGAGGGACGGGGACGCGGTTGCGGTGTTGCAGTTTTCGGCGAACACCGCCGTGGTCACATTCAATGCCATGTTGTTTCCCCCTTTTGGTTTATTTCTTTGCCGGTCACGTCAGATAGACGGCAGAGAACTCGAAGCCGAAATTTGCTTTAAGAGTCCCGAAAACGTTCAGGTTTCCGTTTGAATAGAGAATGGCCGATCTGTTGTCGACCTCGTTGACGAGCAGTTTGTACACCGGGCGTCTGCTGCTGACGAGGGTGCCGACAGTATGCCATGAGTTTGTCGTGTTGTCGCTCGTAGCCGTCGCGGCGACATAGAGCATGGCGATCTTTCCCCAGGAGTAATACGCTGCGGTCGAGATGGTGAAACCTGCTGCGGCGGTGATGATATTTTCGACGGTCGTCTGATGCGTCACGCTGGTGTACCCTGTCCCGCCCTGGGCGACGGTCAGCGGGAACGCGCCGTTTGTCCCAAGGCCGAGCGCGGCGCGCCATGCCGCAGGACTGCTCACGCCGACGCTCAGAGTCCCGTCTTCTTTTACATACAGCCCGACATAATTGTAGACGTTCGACCCATTAACAAGCCGGTCCCCGTAGATCTGGATGCCGGCCATGCCGTCCGTCCCGAGAAACCCCTGGATCCTGCCGATAATGTCATCATCTGCGTCCCGGAACCCAAGCGGCTTTGTCCACAGATTGGATTCTGGGTGGGTGTCGATGTCCATTTCGTTGTTCTGGATGACGATCGACGCGTTTTCCATGGTCAGGTTTCCCGTCATGGTGTCGCCGGTCTTGCTGACCTTCCCGTCATCGCCGCCTCCGCCGTGTCCGTCGAGGCTCCCCATCACCACATAGGTCCCGGACATCTTCATCACCACGACCCGGTCGCCGACGGCGGGGGAGGGGTAGGCGCTGCTCAGATACTTGTAGTGCTTCTGCGTCGCTTCCGCCTGGGCATCAGGGATCAGGCTCAGGCCGTCCTCATAGACGCCCGCCACGGTGGCCAGCTGCAGGCTGTTCGGCTGTCCCTCGCTCAGGGCGGCCGCCGGTTCTAAGAATGGGTTATTCAAGCGTCAGCACCGTCCTTTCGAGTGTGTGCGTCATCTGCCCGTCGATGCTCAGGTCCATAGTCCAGGCGGTTTCCTTGCAGATCGTCATGAGCTCCCCGTACCGGATCGCCGTCACGTCCCCGACGCCGAAGCCCGGGAGCAGCCGCGTGTGTACGCTGAACACCTCGCCCGAGAGCAGACTCTCCGTGACCTGCCGGTTCGCGTAGGTCTGCAGCGCCTCCTGGCTGGGGATGTTGTTCACCTGGATGAGCTTTGTGATCCTGCGGCCGCGCCGCGCGATGGAGAGGGGCGACTGCGGGTTTGTGTTCTCAGCCACCGCCCGCATGGGCGCGCTTTTGTCCGCGTTGCTGCAGACGCAGAGAAAGACGTTCGCCTTGAAGAGCAGATCCGTCTGGGTCTGGATCCCCGGCAGGATCAGGCAGCGCGGATCCTCCGCGTTGAGATAGTGGTCGATGTTGATCGCGGTCGGCGTGGCGATGGGCTCGATCACGGCCGCGCCGTCCTGATCGAACCAGAGGGGCGCGTAGCTGATCTCATCCAGCAGTTCGTTGATGATCTGCAGGTAAGAGGTCCCGATCTCCCAATCTTCTCGGTCCTCTGCGAGGACTTCCGTCGTGTCGGTCGCGCTGATCAGTGCGATGCCCGTCGCGGCCAGCAGGGAGATCACCGCCGCGACGTAGTTTGTCCTGGCCGGGAGGAAGACCCGGTCCTCGGTCTTGCAGTCCCGCACGACCCAGCAGCGGTCGTCCGCCGTGATCGCGAGCGTCTTGCTGATGTCGTCGTTCTCCTGCACGCTGACCGGCAGGTAGAGACCGAGCCGGTGCGGCGTGCCGTTGATGATGAGTTCCGGACGAATTTCGTCCGTGAGCCAGTCGACCGGTTTCTTTGGCTGCAGAAACGTCCCGGAGAGGCAGGTCTTGACGCTGTCGGCGTCATTCATGCTGATCGTCGGCGACGCGCCCGGCGCCGGGTCCAGCGTGCCGTAGTCCGCGCCGTTGCGGACGATACGGTAACGGAAATCAATTTCCCTTGTCATCGACAAAGTCCTCCCAGCCGTCCGACCGCTGCAGGCTGAAGCTGTACGTGTAATAGAACAGGTTGTCCTTGCCCTTCAGCTGCACAAGCCCGCCGACGATCACGCGCCCGCCCGGATTTTTCAGCACGACGACCTTCCCGCGGAGCTGTTCAAACGCCGCGGCCTCTTCCGCTGTCCGGAAGGCGCCGTCGTAGGATCCTGACAGGTTTTCATACGGCGACAGCTCCATCACGGGATAGGTCCTGCCGTGGATGTGGGTCGCGCTGGTCTCCATGGACCAGCTGAAGGACTGCTCCCGGCGGCTGTCCTCGCTCAGCTTGAGCGAGATCCACGCCCCGCCGGACGCGTCCGCGATCATGGGCCAGCGCACGCGCATGGTCCCCGTCACGGTGTTGGACCTGGTATAGTTCCCGTCGGCCTGCCAGATCTCCGCGTAGTAGCGGTGCAGCCCCAGGGCGAAGCGGTCCGTGAAGGCGGTTTTCCCGACGGTCCGGCCGATCCGCTTTCCGTCCCGGTACCACTGGACCTCGGTGTCTTCCTCGATCTCCGCGGAGACCTGAAGTTCCGCGTCCGTCCCGAACGTTCCCGCCAGCTCCAGCGTCCCGGCCGGGACGTTTTCCACGAGGATGGAGGTCTCCGCGTAGTTGCTCCAGAGTCCGTAGGCGCCCTGGATCCGGAGCCGGATCTGATGCACGCCGTCGGCCAGAGGCTCCGGAACCTGCCAGGAGTAGGTGGCCGGCCCGTATTGCGCCGCAGCGATCTTTCCGTCGATGGTAATCTCGAAGGCTTCCTGCCCGGTGGACTGCCAGCTGACCGTCGTCATCGGCACCGCTGTGGCGGAGAGCCCCTGCGGTGCGTCCGGGGCCCGGAGCACCACGAAGGACGCCTCATTCACCGGTCCTGCGATGTCGTCCCGGTTGTAGGCCTGCACACGCCACTGCACCGGCCCGGCGTCGTAGGTTTCCGGCGGCACCGTATACTCGTAGATTTCCTCGGTCGTGTCCAGCAACTGGTGCCATTCGCTCTGCGACTCGCTCGGGAGCTTCCACCAGAGCAGCATCCTGCTCGGTGCGGTTCCGTCGCTGTTCTGCACCATCCACCGGAACGTGATCGCTTGCGTCCCGTCCTCGACGCGCCCCACCGGCGCCAGGCAGATGGCGTAGGAGGTCGCGGCGATCGTGTTGATGGTGTACGTCGACGACTGCGAGGAGCAGCCGCCCGCGTCCGTGCCGGAGACGTACCACTCGATCTCGCTGTTGACCGGGAAGGTGTTGGCCGGGATCGTGACGCTGGTCTCGCTTCCGGCGGCCGCCACGTCATTCCAGGTCTCGTCGCCCTTGATTCGCCAGTGGAAGACCGCCGACGCCTGGTCATACGAGGCCGTCGGCGTCGCGAAGTACCACTTGAAGGTGATGGCGTTGCGCGGGTCCTTGTATCCGCTGGTCGGGCTGTCCTGCGGCGTGATCTGCGACTTGACGGTCGTGAAGGTCTGTTCCCGCGTCTGGCTCTCCGTCCCGCCGATGTCCGTGCCGACGAGGTACCACGTCACGGTCGACGCGTTGCCCGGGAATGTGTTCTTTGGTACGGTGAGCCCGCGCGTGCTTCCGGAGGCCCGGATCTCCTGGAACGGGTCCGATGTGGACGCGCGCCAGAACAGGGAGGCGGACTGCTGCTCATAGTCGCCGAGGTCGCTGCGGAACACCCACGCGAAGTTCAGCGGCTGCCCGGACTCCACGTCCTTCCCGGACGGGTAGATTATCGCCTGAATGGCGCTGCTGGCGGTCGTGAAGGAACCCGGCTGCTGCATCGAGGCCGCGGATCCGTCGGTTCCCGTCACCGTCATGTACCACTCGATGGTCTTCCCGGTCGGGAAGGTGTTCCCCGGCACGGTGAGCGTCTTGGTGTTTCCCGTCACGCTGACCGTGTGCCAGGACCCGCCGGTCTCCCGCCAGAAGAGGTTCGCCTGCGCTTGGGGGATCTCTCCGTAACTCGTGCCGTAGGTCCAGGCGAAGATCGAGTTCTTCCGGCTGTCGTAGTTGTTGCCCGAGGGGCAGCTGGTGATCAGGATGCCCGGCGCCGCGGTCGTGAAGCTCGCGACGCTTGTGCTGGTCGTCGTGCCGTCCGTGTCCGTGCCCGTGACGTACCACTGGATCGTGCTGCCGGCCGGGAACGTGCCCGCCGGAACGGTGTAGGACAAGGAACTGCCGGAGATGCTGATGTTATGGTAGCTCGACTCGGCGGACGTCTTCCAGTGCAGCACGGCCGACGCCTGGGTCCAGTTCTCGTCGTAGCAGCGGTCGGAGCTCGCCGCGCCGTATCTCCACGAGAAGGTCTGCGCGGCTCTTGAATTGACAGTGCCGGACGGCGCCGAGGCATAGCTGATTTTGCTCAGCACCTTCACCGTGTCGTCGTAGGTGACCTCGACGTACATCGCGCTGCCGTTCGCGAGCGCCGGCTTCATGTACCAGCACATGCCATCGTAGGCGTTGCTCTGGTTGCAGGTTACCGCAAAGCCCTTTCCGTTGAGCAGGTAGTGGGCCCGTTCAGCCCTGGTGCTGCTGTCTGTGTCGACGTTTGTCGGTTTGAAGCGCTCCGACCATTCCTGCGTATAGGGGTAGGTGTAGAAGTCGGCGACAAATTCGCCGGGTGTCGGCATGTTGGCGAAGGTGACCGATCCGGCGTTGAAGTCTCCGATGCTGTAGACGCGCGGCGTCCCGTCGGCGAGGCGTACATAGATCCGGATCCGGATGCAGTAGAGCTTGTTTCGCTTCAGGCTGCTCGGCCAGCTGCTCAGGCCGAAGAGGAGATAGTTCGCGTCGTTTGCGCTGTGGTCTCCGCTCAGCAGGTAGGCCGTCGACGCGTTTGTGTTATAGTGCGCGTAGGGCGTGCTTGCCTTCACATAGGCGGATTTCGTGACGCTCAGGTTTCTGCTGACGACTGCCATCTTCTCACCTCTTCTGCCTCAGTGCCGGCGCCTCTTTGGCCATCCGGATGATGTCGTTGAACTCCTGGACGCTCTTCGCGTCGATCGTGATATAGTACGTGTCGCCGCCGCTGCGGCTCTCCTGGTTGCTCATGACCTGCGAGCCCTGCGGCAGCGCCACCAGCTCCGGACCGGCCTCGCCGACCCAGGTCAGGCCGCCGCGCCAGTTTTCCGTGCCTCCGGCGTTCCGGCCGTAGAAGCTGGAATACTGGCTCCACGTGCCGTTCTGCTGCATGACGGTCCGCTGGTAGTTGTTTGCGTTGCCGCTGCCGTAACCGAAGCCCAGCGCGTTCGTAAAGCCTTTGAAGTCCAGAGAGAGCAGGCTTTTGACAGCGTTCGCACCGTCCGCGATCAGGGCGACAAACTGCGCCACGGCGCCGAGCGTGACCTTGAGCGCGTCCAGGGCGGTGTTGAATCCCGGCAGACCCGCGAGGATCTCGCCGCCGGTCCGGAGGATGCTGATCAGGCTCTCGATGATGCTCGCGAGGTTGGAGATCAGCCCCGACCGCTCCAGCATCTCGCCGGCCTTCTTGACCACGTCGCTGAAGAGCTCCATGGCCGCCTTGGCCGCCGGCGCGAAGTCCGCGGCCAGCTGCTTCTTGTTTGCCTCGATCGTGAGCTGCAGCTTCTGATAGGCGTCGTCGACCTCGCCGAGTTTCTTGATCTGTTCCTGATCGAGGATGTATCCGGCGTTCTGCGCCTCTTCGGCGTACTGCCGCAGCGCGTCGCTTCCGGCGTTGATCAGGGGGTTGAGTTCTTGGGCGCTCTTGCCCATGAGGTCCATGGCGGCGGCGTCGCGTTCCGTGCCGGCGCCCATCTGGCCGAGGGCGTCCACCACGTCATAGAAGACCTCTTCCGCGCTGCGGAGCCCGCCAGTCATTTCGTCCTGGATGTTGACGCCCAGCGCGGCGAACTTTTCCTGCGCACTCTCGCTGCCGGCCGCCGCGTCGCCCATGGCCTGGGTGATCTTGGTCATGGCGCCCTCGATGGTCTTGGCGTCCGTGTCGATCAGGGGCGCGGCGTAGTCCCACGCCTGCAGCATCTCGGTCGGGACGCCGGTGATCGCGCTGGTGGTGATGTAGTCGTCCACCTGTGACGCCACGTCCAGCGTGAGCTTCCCGAGGTCCATCACGACCTTCACCACCGCAGCGATCGCGGCTGCCGCCGCGGCCATGGCTGCCGCCGTCCCGGCGGAGAGGCCCTCCATGCCGTTGAGCGCGTCCTTCGCGCCTTGCGGGAGGCGGATCCCGAGCTTGTCGGCCAGTTCCTCCACGGTGTCGCCGAGGCCGAGCATGGTCTCATTCTCGCCGTTCAGGGCCTCGGTGTTCTCTTCGATCGCGTGCTGCAGCTCAAACTCCGCGGCCTCCGCGTTGTTGAGCTGCTGCATGTACTTCTGCGTCGTCTCGCTGGCCTCGCCGTATTCCTGCGCGGCGTAGGCCACGGCCTCCCGGAGCTTCTGGACCTTATCCTGCTGCTGCAGAAGTTGCCGCTCCAGCAGCTCCCCGGCCTTGGTGAGGTACTCGGTGCTCTCGGTGTTGCCTTTATATTCTGCCTGCAGCTTTCGCATCTCGGAAGCCATCGTGCGGTTCCCGGTGTTCAGCTCCTGCAGGGCCTGTTTATACTCTTTTTCACCGTCCAGCACGACCTTCGCGCCGACGTTTCTGGTGGGGCCTGCCATGTCTTAACCACCTCCGAGGAAAAATGCCGCGAGGCTCCGCTGCTCCTGCGGCTTTGGTTTGTCCTTCTGCGCCGCGGCGCGGTGCTTCGGGGCGAAATACGCTGTAAAAAGCGCTTGAAGGCGGGCCGGGTTCATGGTCCGCCAGAATGTCCGCTCCTCCTGTCGGCAGTCGAACATCCAGATTGAAAGATACCGGGCAAAGTCAAGACTGAGGTCTTGACCCGCCCGGTCGTTCAGTTTCCCGAGTCGCCGGGATCCTCGCCGGCGTCTGCCGCCGTCTGATTTTCGGTGTCCGTTCCGGACACCTCCTGCGGGGGAGCGATGGACCTGGTGACCAGGCCCATGATCTCCACGACCGGCAGCGTGCCCGGTGCGAACTTCCGGCCGACCTCCCGGCTGGTGTAGCGCTCCGGCCAGCCCTGCTCCTCGGCGTAGTCGTTGAGCATCGCCGTGAGGAACTCCAGCACGCTGCGCGTCGGCTTGTCTCCGGCGAGCGCCGTGCCGATCTGTCCGCCGTAGACGTCCTGGACATCCGCCAGGACATTCATATTGCAGCGGAGCATATAGGTTTTCCCGCCGAAGTCAAACGGGATTTCTTCGAGCCGGAGATCTCTCATGTGCCGGATCCGCCTCCGCTGCCGCCTGCGGCGGCGTTCGCGGCGTTCCCGCCGCCCAGCACGGCCTGGACCCAGGCCTTCGCGATGGCCTCATTGTCGACGATGGCGATGTCGTAGAGATTCTGCTCCGGCGTGTCGTCCGCGAGAAATTCCCCGGACGTCGTCGGCGTGGAAAATTCGATGCTCTCGCCCATGGTCTGCAGGGTCATGCTGGGCGGGCCGAACAGCGCCTTGTTCAGCAGGACGCAGGTGTATTTCTTCGCGCCGTCGATCATGTCGGGCGCGTAGAACGCGACGCTGACATACTGGCCCTCATCCTGGCCGCCGATCACGAGGCCTTCGACCGTGGCCGTGGTGGGTGCGGTGGCTCCTGCCGGCGTGTAGGTGATCTCGCGCGACTTGGTGCGGCTGTTAAAGAGCAGCATCTGCGCCGCCTGCTTGATGTACTTCACGCCGATGGAGATGGTGCCGCCGGTCGCCTTGCGCATATACTCGGCGAGCATGTCTTCGGCATAGAGCCGGCCCTCTGCGGACCGGAGCTCGATGTTGACCGTCATGGCGTCGCCGACGTGCTGGATGTTCTCATGGCTGACGACGCCGCCGTTGTTGATGTATTTCGCAGCATAGATGCCGCGCAGTCCGAACTGAGGCATGTCATGCCCTCCTTTATTGGTTGAAAGTATGCTCGATCCAGTCTCCGATGACCTTCTCGGCCTGATCCTGGATCTGATCGGCGCCGCGGTTCATCGCGGTCCCGATAAACGGCCGGGCCGGCTGGCCCCGCTTTCCGTACTCATTGATGAACGCGATCTCCGCGTTCCGGGTCCTTCTGCCGCTGCGCGTGCGGGTACCGGTGAAGCTGATCATCTCGTAACCGCCGTACTCGGTCTTCTTGGCCTTCCTGGGCTTGATCTTGTCCAGGATGTGGGTGTCGCTCTCCGGATCCCGGACGCCCATGGCCTCGCCGGTGCTGCGGATCTTCTCCGCGGCCACGTCGGCCATCTTGTCCAGGGCCTCGGCCGTCACGTCGAAGGGGATCTCCGAGATCCGCCGGAACGCGTCCTCGAGATCCTCGAAGCCCGTCAGCTCAAGCGAAGCCATAGAACGCACCCCCGTCCGTGTATTCGCACTCGAGGACCCAGTGCTGTCCGTCCGAGTCCGTGGCGTCCGTCGGGATGGGCCAGGTGAAGCCCTCATCGAAGAGAGCCCGCGTGATCGCCAGAATGGCCTCTCTGGGGTCTTTCCCGTGCGGAAGGTAAAAGTGCACCTGGACGAGGTAACGCGCGGCGTGCGGTACGCCTTCCGCCCACACCTCGCCCGCCACGTTGTAGTTCCAGACGATGTACTCGGTGAGAGGGCCCTTGTACACATGCGGGAACACCGCGTCGGGGAAGATGGGGGAGAGGGCCGCCTGGATCGCTTCGGCCACGCAGGCCTCCTGAAGTGTCGTCTCGCTCATCTCAGCACCTCCGTGAGGATCAGCGTCATGCTGTCAAAGGTCTGTGGGAAGCTCCGGAGGATCCGGTACCGCTTCCCGTTGAACTCCGCGAGGCGGTAGCCGGAGTATCCGGCCGGCCAGAAGTCCAGATAGTCCACCGTGCTGACCTCCGCCTGCGCGCTGGCCTGCACGCCTGCCTTCATGCTCTGGTAGAACTCCGACTGACTCACGCCGTCCTCCCAGTCGCACATGAGAGGCGGCTCGCTGCGGTGCTCGATCGTGCCTTCAAAGCCGGAGGCCGCCTGTGTGCTCTCGCACCAGATCAGCGTGATCTCATCCGACCAGGGAGTGTGCAGGATGCTGTTCATGTCTCCTGCCTCGCTTTCTGGCCGAAGAGGCGGTTATTCCGGGCGATGACCAGCATCCGCGGCATCGGCGCGCCGTCGATGCGGCTGCGCCAGAGCCAGCCGGCGTACATGATCACCAGGTCCCGGTCCGCCGTCGTGTCCTCCAGCGTGATGCCCTCCGCCGTGAGGCGTTCCTGAGCTTCCTGGAGGCGGTCGCGAAGGCGTCCGTCATAGGCTTCGGCCCGGATGCCCAGGTCGATCT